GCACAAACAACTGCTGCTGCACTTTTAGTTAATTGTAATTGTCCTTCTAATGAAGTATTGCCTGATACTCTTACTGTTCCTAAGAAACCTGCTGCACCACTTACTGTAGCTGTGCTTAAAAGATTAACTGCACCACCAACTGATGTTGCTCCTGCTACTGATAATGTACTTTGTAAATGCGTAGCTCCTACTATAGTAGTTGTTGAACCTACATATAATGTACCACCAATAGTTGCATTATTAACTGATATATTACCTGCAATAGACATTGGTACATTTGTAAGATTACTACCATCACCATAAAAAGCACTAGCACAAACTTTAGAACTTACATGTACATCTCCTTTAACTGTAACATTACCACCTAATGATACATTACCTGCTACGTCTAATGTTCCACCTATAGTTGTATTACCACTTACTCTTACTGTACCTAAGAAACCTGCAGCTCCAGAAACTGTGGCAGTAGATAAAAGATTAACAGCTCCACCTATACTTGCTGTGCCACCTATAGAAGCATTACTTGCTACTGTTAATGTACTTGCAAGATTTACTGCACCTCCTACAGATAACGCACCACCTATTGATGCAGCTCCTGCAATCGTTGTAGTACCACCTATATTTAATCCACCACTTATAGATGCATTTGTTTTAAATGTAGCATCACCTGAAACTGTAACAGTAGATGCAAAAGTTCCTGCACCTGTTGTAATTAATGTACCACCTATAGATGTATTACCATTAACATCTAATGTACTATTAATAGATGTTGCATCTTTAAATGTTGCTGTACCTACTAATGTTGTAGTTCCTGATACTTGTAATGTACCTCCAACAATAGCATTTGATACAGAAATATTTCCTGTTATATTTACAGGAACATTAGTTAGATTACTTCCATCTCCATAAAAGGCAGAAGCACATACTTTAGAACTTACATGAACATCACCTTTTACAGTTACATTACCACCTAGTGAAACATTACCTGCAACATCTAATGTAGATGCAAGTGAAGTAGCTCCACTAACTCGTACTGTTCCTAAAAATCCTGCTGCTCCTGATACAGTTGCTGTGCTTAATAAATTAGTAGCACCACCTATAGTTGTAGCACCTGCTATAGAAACTGTTGATTGTAAATGTGTAGCACCTGAAACACTTAATGTACTATTTAATCCTACTGCACCTACTACAGATAAGGTACCACCTATAGATGCATTATTTGTAACTCTTAATGTAGATACAGATACATCTCCTGATGTAGGAACATTTGTTAAGTTAGAACCATCACCATAAAAAGCTGAAGCACATACTTTAGCATTAGCAGCCTGAACATTTGTTCCTGCTATTGTAACTGTTCCTCCAATATTTACATTACCTGATACAGAAACATTAGATTTAAAAGTTCCTGCACCTTCTACAGTTACAGTAGATTTTAATACAGTAGCTCCTGATACACTAGCAGTTCCACCTACTGTTAAATTAGTTATTGATACATTTCCTTCTATTGTTGCTGTTACTCCAGATAAATTAGAACCATCTCCATAATATGAAGATGCACAGACTTTACCTGTTACTAATAAATCACCTGATACAGATACATCTTCTCCTACACCAAATGTACCACCAACATATACTTGACCTGTTGCTACTTGTAGTGCTGTATTTGTTCCATCTCCTGTTTGTACTTGAACTAAACTTGCACTTACTCCTTCATTAGCAGATACAGCAGCTATTTTTAAAAGTTCTTTATAACTATTTGATATTAATTTTCCTTGTAATGTACTCATACTGAATCCCAAAAGTTTGGAACTGGCGTATCACTTTCCCAAGTAAAATCTGCCTGGTCCCATGTTTTATTTCTACCTAAGTCATCTGGCCTTGCATTTCTGATAGCTGGGTCTTCACTAACATCTGGTGATTGATTTTGTGGATGATTTTTTAAATCATATCTACCATCAAAACAAGTTGGACAACGTAATGTATTGTAACTACTTAGTCTCATTATTCTTTGTGGATAAACAAAACCACATTCATCGCACATTCCTAATGCTCTTTTAATTGTTGCCATTATATAATTCTCAATTTAGGTTTAAAATAGATACTGGCTCTCTCTTTATCTTCTTCCATTGCTCTTTTTAAAAGCTCTTCATAATTTGCTTTTAATAATGTTAATCTCTCACTTGGTATGCCTGGTCTTTTTAGACCCATATAATAAGCAAGCCCTGCAGTTAGGCAAGGTAAAAATCTAACTGGGGCATCTGCATTTTGATTAAATGATTTATTGGTGTCTTGTACCTGACGAATTAATTCTATTTGAAGTAGACCGGTAGAATTATCTGGTACTGGATATAAAAATAATTTTGGATTAGCTAAATTTCTTTTTACAGAATATTGTGTTGGTCTGCCTGCTTGAAACTTATTTGGTATAATATGATATTCTTCAAATGATTTTCTTTCTAATTTAGTCTCGGCTGATGTACTATCTGGCTGATATGTAACGACTAAAGCATCTATAGCTGATGAAGCTAAATCATATGTTGTAACACTTGTCGCTACCGTAACAGTTGTTGTATCAGTGTTCCAAAGTAATACTCCTCTATTTTGCCAGTCATTTAACATTAAGTTAATAGAACGTCTAGCAGAAGCTGGCTCATGGCCTAGTGTTTCTTCACTGCCAATCATCTCCATAGCTTCTTGAATTACTTCATCTATGTCTAAATTAAAATTATATGTTCCTGATTGTGCCATTATGTTGTCTTATTTTTTATGTATATAATTTCAAAAGCAGCAGATACATCAAAACTTACACTAGCTGATGAAGATAATGCTCTTACCTCAATATCTGATTTTTCTGTAATAATTGTAGGAACTGAAAATGTCTCTTCTACATGCATACCATTTGTAAGTGACTTAACATCCTTAGATTGAAAAACTTCTCCAAAAGGTCTTATACTTAAAATTAGTTTACATACTGCAGGAGTATTTGTTGATGTTCCATTTGATACATCATACTGCACTAAAAATCCTGTATAACCAGAAGGCATTGTCCATAAACTCATTAAAGATTGATTAGAACCTTCAACACCATTTATTGTTGCATACTTATTAGCAGGAACTCCATTTGTAACTGTTCCTGTACCTGCATAAATAACTCCTGCATTCTGTCCACCAGTTCCTGCACTACGAATAATCATACGATTAATTCTTAAATATTCTTTTGTTGTATTAACAGCAGTTTGACCATTGAGTGTTACTGTTTCGTTTATTTCATTATAATCTGCATCTAAACCAAATAACTCTACTGTTCGTGCTCCAGTTCCTGCTGCTGCATCTGCTGTATTTGAACTTGAAACTTTTAAAACTGTAGCTGCAGATAAATAACTATATAAACCACCTTCTGACCATACTGTTTCAAGAGAATTACCTACTGTAGGATTATTACCAAATTTAAATATATGTTTATGATGTAGTATTTGACCACGAGCAACCTGTAATTCAAAAGGTTCTGTTGTTCCTACTTGTGATATTGAACGATATACTGTCATGCTTTTTTATACTCTTTTCTAATTACTTCTTTACCTTTTTTAAATATACTAGCTATCTTATGTTTATTCATAACCTTTGCTCTTTGTTCTCCGACAGTTAATATCTGTATTTTTCTAGCAAAAGGTTTTCTAATTTTTTTTACTTTCTTAACCGTATCTCTTGCATCTTTTTCTGTTGCAAACTTTATAGATACTGTATCTTTAGGGTTCTCATCTGTATATAATCTACGACCAGAACCCTTAGGTTTTTTTCCTGTCCCTACCTTAGGGTCTTTTCTTTTTTTTGTAGCCATCTTTTCTTTTGTTCTTTTAAGTATATATATAATGTTTGTCTACTCATTTACACCTCCTAATTAAAGTTAGTGCGTTTCTTCAGCTACAGCTTACTTCCAACTCAATGAGTCAAACGATTATATTATTTTATATTATTGCACAAGCATAGCAGTTAATTTCTAAACCTACATGTACTTCTTTTATTACTGGTTTACTCCACATATGATTATCCCTTCTTTGTTTTTTTCTTTTTAAATGTTGATACAAATGTAGGCTTACCACCTACTCCTTGTTTCTTAGCTCTTTTTCTCTTCACTGCAGACCTTCTTTCACCTGCTGTCATTTTTTTAGCTTTGGCTAATGGAACACATTTAGGATACTTACGTTTACTACCTTTTGCTTTTTTTCTACCACAAGGTTGAAACTTACCATTCTTTTTAGGTGCTCCTATATCTACCCATTTTTCTCCTACCCATTTACGTAAACTCATTTCTTTTTCCTACGAGTAGTCTTTCTTTTTTTCTTAGTAGTTTTCTTTTTCTTCTTGCCACCAGGTTTTATTTTACCAGAACAAACTGCTGATGCATACATATTAGCGTATGCTGATGGATATACATCAAATTTTCTTTTTGCTGCTGCCTTACCTTTTGGACAAAGTTTGGCCATTACTTAGCTCTACCACCAGCTTTTTTCTTTATCACGCCACCTTTAGACATGTATTTAGATTTCATTCCAACCATTTTACCGGCTTTTTTTCCTATTACTTTTCCTTTTGCTCTGTACTTTGTTTTCATTCCTGGCATTTTTATTCTCCTTATATAAGTTATTAAATGTTATTTCAGGGTCAGTATAACTATCGTGTATCTCTGCTGCATGTATATGCTGACTTGGTATAAAATCTGGTGCACCTTCACCAGCAACCCATAAAGCAGGACTTGTTACTCTAACTCTATTATTAGGTAAAGCTACGATATTACCTGTCCATTTTCCTGCATCAATTAATTGTAGTACATGATTTTGTTTATGTTGTGCAGGACAATCACTAATATCACTATCAGTAAAATCAACAGTAAACATGTAACGACCTTTATAAAATTCGTTATCTATTTTACAATACCAGGGACTAGCTGTTAATAAATCTAACCTTACTACGCTATGTGTTCTTGAAGAACAATCCCAAGGTTGTGCTAAGTGAGTATCCATTCTCTCTGGTATCTCTTCTAATATCTCATCTGCTATTAGTGCTGTAATTGGCATTCTAGCCCACATTGCACCCCCATGAATATTAGGTTCATCTTCTATTCCAGTGAACATCACTTGAAAACTTAAACATCTATCTGGTATTGTATTAACTGCAAAAGCAATTCCATGTAATACTTCACCATGATAATTAAGATGATTATGTGTAAACTCTTTTCTTACCCAACATTTAAAATGGGGAATATTGCTTATTAAATATGACAGTTAGCACCTCCATCTGCGTCTTGCTTGTCTTAATCTTGAGTTAGGGTCTTTAGCTGCTTTAGGAAACTTTTTCATTTGTCCTGCAGACCTAGCACAGTAACTCCTTCTTCTTGCTGCTCTACTTTTACTTGGATTTTTTTCAGTAACAGCAGTCTTTAATTTACTACCAGGATTTTGTCTCCTGTATTTTTTTACGCCTTTTTCAGTTAAACCGGCACCTTCTTTAGTGGGTCTTTTATCTCCACTTTTAATCGACATGCCCTTCATACCTTTGCCTTTACTTTTCTTCTTCTTAGGCATCTTCTGTTTTATATTCGGTTGATTCTTCTTTTATCTGAGATTCAATAGTTCCTCTAACTTGAGGACCTTTTCTAGCTGCACCATAGCCTTGACCAGTTGGCCTAGCTACAACATCATCTAGTTTATAATTGTTAATTACTTTACCTTCAGCACCGATAATTAAATCTTTTCCTACAAATTTACCCATTGTTTATCCTTTCTTGTATAATGATGCAACTAATGTATTACCATCAATTTTACCACCTTTAGATTTTCTAATTAGTCCACCTTTTTTAAAAGGTTGTTTTTCTTTTATTTGTTTATTAAATTCTTCTCTAAATTCTTTTTTAGTTAATACTTTATTATCTGGTGCACCTTTTATTGCAATTCTACGAATTATATGTCTTAGTGGTAATAAAGTCCCTGTCCCACCAAATCTTTTTCCATATCTTTCTTTTAATTGTTTTTTACTTTCTTGGGGCATTTCTTCGCCCATAACAGTTGTATCATAAAACATTTTTTTATACTCTTTAAATGATTTTTCAAAATCAGGAGCTGATTGTTTAGATTTTACAATATTTTTTCTTGCATTTTTTGATTTTTTATCAGACATTATTCACATCCTCCATAAAATGAAGCAACAAGTTTATCACCTATCTTGCCACCTTCTTTAGCTGCTATTCGTTTAATTGTTTTTTGTTTTACTTTAATATTTTTTTGTGGTGATTTAGTTCTTTTTGGTTTTACACTAGTTTCTTGTAAAAATCTTTTCTCTATTGCTTTATCAAGTTCTTTACCAGTTAAACCTTCTTCTTCAAGTTCTTCTTTAATTTTTTCTTTTATTGCATCATTATCCATAATTACATTCCTTTATAAGACGAATTAACCATAGAGTCACCTTCTTTATTTATTTTAATGACTCCTCCACCAGCTTTTTTAATTACTTTACCACCATACATTTTACCAATCATTTTATCACCATCGCCCATTTTAGCTTTAATAATTTTTTCTTTTAATGGTTTTGGTAAATTTTTTTGGTCTCCTATTAGATATTTATCTTCTTTCATTTTATTGCCTCTTGTTACTTGTAAATTTATATTACTTCTATTAATAGCCATTAGTCTGAATTCTTTACTACTGGATTTGGACCACCTAAAGGATTAGCTGGACTTTGCATATCATCTCTTCTAGTTCTTCTAGCTTGATTTCTAAGAGCATTTATAGAACCTTGAAACTGTTGTTCCATAGTTGGAATTAAAGAATAATTTTTCATAAATACCATTGACTCTACCATACATGCATCAAATAAAGCATTGTAACAAAACTCACTAAAATAATTAGAAGTGGTTGCACTTGTTCCTGTTGCACTAGATAATGCTAATGGTCTTTTTGTATATTGTATTTCACCAGTTAAAGTTGATGCTGGTGTTGGTACAACGTAAATCTGTGTATTTGTTTTTCTAGAATAATATCTTGGTATACCTGTTGATGTACTTGCATGTGGAAAATAATCAATTGCGTACTCGTAAGGTCTTTGTAATAATGGTGTTATATTAGAAGATGCACTTGTTTTATAATTAACATTTCTAACAACTAAAGTACCATCTGGTAAAGATACTACTGGGTCTCCAGCAGTAAATGTAAAACTTGAATAATTATCTAAACCAAAATCATCTAGTTCTTTCATTAAACGTAATTCTGCTTTTTCAATAATAAAAGGTATTTGTGATTCATACTCAGAAGAATCATTTTCTGTTGTATTAACTAAATCTGTTTTTAAGTATGAATACGAAGGCATATCTTATCCTACTATTAAAGTTACACCACCATTAGCACCAGGAGATGAAACACTTACGGTTCCTTTACATTTAATGCCTAATTCTCCAATATAAATATCTGCTTGTCCACTAGCAGCAACTTGAAATTTAATTTTACTTCCTTCAGAATCTTCAATATCAAATGTTCCAGTTACCGTAGAGTATGCATGTATTGCTAATATACGTGTATCACCTTGAGTTGTTACGATAACTCCGGTGCCTTGACTAAATTTAGATGTAATATTTGTCGCCATGTGAATTCCTTATATAAGTATAGGAAGGCAGAGTAACTCATACCTTCCCATAAATTTGCTATTAGGTTCCTGGATTTCCGAAAAACCCTCTCCAGTCAGACACGCCAAAAGAATATCTTTCTCTTGCTTTAAATCTGATGTTTCCGGTGTCGAAATCAGGTTCCATTTTAGTTTGTAGAGGTGTTCTATTGAACATCTTTGTACCGTTTGGCACGTCAGTTTTAATAAAGTATGCATCACCATCATTAAATCTTCTGTTGACATAGAAACCATCAGGAACTAATCCCATGTGTCTTATGCCATTGATGTCGTTATTTTCACTTCCAGTTTTACCTGGGGTATTTAAAATAACGTCAGCAACGAAAATTAAATCAGTTGGTATATGCAATGACATAGCACTAGCACCTATCAAAATTCCTCTATCATCTTTAGTTTGTTGAATCTGTATTAAAGATGTTTCAAGTACAGTTTGTGATAAGTCTGCGTTAGTACCATTGTTTGCTTTATTACTCTGAGTTCCACCAATTACTACAGGGTGAGCTGTACTAATGAATGCTTGACCATCGCCAATAGCAGAACTTCCAGCAGTAAAAGCCTCATTGAAAACTGAAGCAGCTTTCTGTTGCTTTGTATTTGCCATTGCTCTAGCTAAACCTTTTGCTCTTAACTTTGCGAAAGTGTCATAGAGGTTATCCTCCATTGCTTCCTCAGTAATAGCAAAAGCTAGTGCGATAGTTTCGTTAGTGTAACGAGCTGTGTAGCTCTCACTAGCGTTATCAAAAGTTACAGCAGCACCTTCGTTTTTAACTGGTGCAGTACCGAAACCGGTAAATAAAACTTCCTCTTCGAAAGCTCTATCCGAATTCTCTATTTCATATAGAGGTTCGTGTTCATTATTAACTTCTCCATACTCCAATCCAAAGACTGTATTCAATCCAGGAAGGAGCTCTTTGCTTATAGCACTTCTATTTATTGCCATGTTTTATTCCTTTCCTAAATTATTACGCCAAAGAGACTGTTGCCAATAGAGAGTTATATCGATGTGCATTGACATAACATTCTACGATTGGATATTGGTCCGTTGAAGCTACATTACCATTAACAGAATCACCGTCAATACCTTTTCTTCCTACAACTCTAATATGAGCACCTACAGAGGTACCTACTGCAACTGCAGCAGCGTTTAGAGCGTGAGAAGATTGTCCAGTAATTGTGCTACCTGCTGATGTAGAAACAGTATAGTTTTTGACTATAGCTAATTCACCATCAGATAAAGTTGCATCGGCCTGAACAAAATAAGTTTGTGCAGGGTCTGTAATGACATGAAGTTTAACGTCAGAAACACTTGTTCCACCAGGGAAGTACCTAGAGAACTTTGGTTCCCCATTTTGTACATATTGACATCCTTGGAAAACACCTGATATTTTCATTGTTGCTAAAACATTAGGTGTAATAGTTCCTCCTGCGTCAATAGCTATAACATCTCCAGCATAAATATCATTAGGTATTAAACTTACGATACCGATTGCTGAGTTTGATACAGGCTGTACAATTTGACCATATCCTTCAGTATTTGGCTGACCATCTCTTTTTCGAGCAGGGAGAAAACCAAATGGATTAAGACTTGTAGCCATAATAATTCTCCTTGAAAAAAAGTTGTTAAAAAATTAGTCCTGAAACTTAGGGGCTCTTCCTTTTGTAACAGAACTTCTACTTGTATTACTTATAGGCATCTGTGAATTTGATTGACCCATTAATTGTTGATTAACAGCATCCATCATTTCCCTAGACTTATTTAAGTAATGATTCTTTTTGGCCTCTAGTTTGAACGTAGGTATCTTACCTAACGCTAAGTCTCCACGACAGACTACTCCACTATACCGGCCTTCCTTCCTCACGACAGAAGTTGCTCCCATCTCTGGAACCTCCTGAGGAGTTACAAACTCCCAGCCTTGTTGTTGCTTCTTACCAATGTTTTGATAATCTTCATTACCTTTTAAATCGATACGAAGCCACCCTAAGGTCATGCCTGAATTCTTGAACTTATCCTCAACTTCTTTTGGAATTTGAGTTTGATTAGGTTCTTCGAATACATACTCTGTTTGTGCTCTTTCGTTGGTTTCCCTAGTTTGAGAACTACGTGTATTATTTCGTGTCATTATTTACCTCCACGTTGCGTATTGATTGTTGTATAGTCACCTTCAGATTTAGTTACCTTCATCTTCTCGGCAGCATACTGTTCAAGTGGTATTCCCCATTTATTAGCTAGTCGAACATCTTCTTGAGATAGTTTAACTTTCTTTGGGTTAGGAGAGGAACGTGACCCTCCTGCAACTACTTGAGATGGTGATGACGCTCCATCATTTCGTTCTGTTTGTGCTGGCTGTTCCTGAAACTTACTAGGAAAAGCTGCACGAATTCTTTTATCTATTTCTGAATAGAAATCTTCATCATTAGGACTGTATCCTTCATTTTTTAATTCAGCATCAATTGCTAAAGCTGATGCAGTCATGATGTTATCTTTACCAAACCATTCATTATTTGCTTGCCAATCTACAGCTCTTGGGTCTGGCTGAACAGGTTGTTGCACTGGTTGTTGTTGCTGTACCTGTTGTTCTTGTTTTGGCTGCTCAGTAAATTTACTTTTTGTTACTGCAACATTCTTTAAATCTGTTTGTGCTTCATTTAATGCTTCTTGGGCTTTTAATAATTTTTCTTTATCTTGTGCCTCAAAAGCATCAGCATATGCACTTCTTGCTAAATCTAATTTATCTTTTAATTGTTTTTCTGTTGCATCTAAGTTTAATTTACTGACTTTATTAAACTCGTTTTCTTTTGTACTGTATGAATTTTTTAATGTTTCATTTTGTTTAATTAGTTCAGCTATCTGTTCGTCTCTTTCTTTTCTTTGACGAATTAACTGTCTAATTCTTTTTTCTGCACCTTTAGTTTGAATACCATCTAGTTCTTTTTCTTGTGGTTCTTCTTTCTTTTCAGGTGTTGGTTCAGGCTTTGCCTCAACTTTTTCTTCTTCTTTACCTTCTACTTCGTATTCTACTTTTTCTTCTTCTTTTTTTGAGACTTCTATCTCATTCCAATTGTCTTCCATTTATTCCTCCGTTGTGCACGAAACAAACGCATTACGTGCTTATAATACTATTATACCACATTTTCAAAGAAAATGCAAGTCTAAAATGAACCTTTTGTTAAATTAAATGTAGGGTCTAAGTGAGTTGGTTCGTCTACTTTCATTATTACTTGGTCATCAAATAATAATAATAACTTTATTCCCTTATAAAATAGTTTTTGACCAGCATGTTTACCGTAACAAATATAATCATCTACGTTACACCATGGGCCATTAGGAAACTTCTCTTCATCTTTATAAGCTAAGTTACCTATCTTTAATACTCTACCAACTGTTGTTAAGTATGATATATCATCTTTAACAGCATCTGGTAATAATATACCACCTTTTGTTTTAGATTTAATACTTATTGGTCTTACTAAAACGTGGTATCCTGGTAATTCTGGTAAAACATCTGGGTCTAATTTATCATCATCAGATATCCAAGAATTATTTTTCATTGCTTTACCTAAAGCTACTTGCTGCATTAATCTTCCTCCATTCGTTTTTTCATTATATGCTTTATAGTTTCTCTACACCATTCTATACTTGATATAGAACCAACCATCTGCCTATAATGAGGATAATCTTCAGCAGACCCATTACCTAATGTAATCTGTAAAGTTTTAATTTCCTCATCATATTTTTTTAAAATTTCATCTATAATTTCCATTAGCTACCTTTTGGTGGCAAGTAAGAAGAAGCAGGTTGTCTTTCATTTAAAACACCTTTTCTTGCTCTCGAGCCAACAGCACCAGTATCAATAGTTTTACTAGTGAAATCACCAAATGTCTTTTTCTTCTCTACTACATGAGTAGGCTTACCATCAGTAATTCCTTTTACATCATTCTTATAATGCATCATGCTATTCTCCTTTATCTAGTTTAGTTATTAAATCTATTACATCTTTATCTTCTTTTTGTTCTACCTCGGCTTGTTTCTTAGCAGAATCAAAAAGCATCTTTTGTTGTTCTAATTGTATCTTTTCTTCTTCGATAGCAAGTTTTGTCATAGCATCTAATTGTTTTAGAGCTTCTCTACTTGTTCTATCATCAACACCTTTTTGTGCTCTAAGAGCTGTTGTAATACCTTTTTGTTCAGCATCCATCATTTGACCTTGACGCTTAATATCTAACTCTTGTGCCTCGATTGCTATCTTTGCATTTTCTTTAGCAGCATCAAGTTTTAATTTTTCTTTTTCTAATTCTACTTTAGATTGTTCTAATGCTACTAACTGTTGTTCTGGTGTCATTTGTTTACCCATTGCCATATTTGCATTGAGAACATCTTGAGCAGCAGCAGCCATAACAGCTTCTACATCTGTAGGTGTTCTAGGTTGTTGAGGCATTTGCTCCATCATAACTCTTGATGTGCCATTCATTTGTTCTTGATATTTCATTATAGAATGTTCTTGTATATTTGCTTCTAATATAGGTTTTAATCTAGCCATAACAGGACTTGCTCCATTCATAGGGTCTGAGAGATAAGCCATTTTTACTTGGATATGAGCATCATGATTTTGACCTGGAAAGGCTGCAATAGGGATACCTTTTGTTGCTGCCACAATATCAGACACTGGGTCTAATGGTTGAGGTTGTGGAGCTGTAGGTAATATCTCTTCTATGTTTGGCATATTCGCAGCATTTAATATTGTTCTGTTTAATGCTTCTAGATTGAACATACCTGGTGGTGATTGTTGTGCCATTTGTAATGCCATATTAGCTAACATCATTCTATGTGCATTAGAAGGTATATTAGGGTCACTTACCGGTATAACATCGACAACACCATCAAAATCTTTTCTAAATATTTCTCTACTTGCATTAGGAACATCATAAGGATATTCATTAGGTAGATAATCATAATCTATCTCTGCAATAATTTTAAATTCATCTCTTTGTGATTTATGTAATCTTTTGTGAATGCCAGAGAAGAACTTACTAGAGGCTTCAAGTAAAGCCATAGTAGTTCCAACTGGTCCATAGGAGGCAGCATCAGAAACTATTTGTTCTGTGCTGTCTGCAAACTTCTGACCTGCAGCAGTTACAAATCCAAGCATATTGTATAGAACTGAGGAAGGCTCTTTATATGGGAGAGGAACAATTGCCTTTTGTAAATCTATACCAGTTGCTTCGACCTCCTTGAACTCACCAGGAGCAATAGGTTCGTTGTCGCCCACCATTCTTACTCCTTTTGCCTTAAACCCTCCAGGTAGATTAGCAAACTGTCCAGCATCAACAAGACTCCTCATTGCTGCAGTTGCTGTTAATGTTAAGTTACCTAAGAAATGTATAAGGCCTAACCCATAGAAACTAAATCCTGGAACAAATTTGTAGTGGACAAAATGCATCCTTTTTTCTTTATTTGTATCACCGGCTCTATAGTTTCTACGAATACTCAATATTTGACGAGACTCCTGTTCTACAGTTACAATATAAGGAGCATACTCGCCTTCTTCACATTCTGGGTCAGGAATGTCAAGATGTACGTGTTGTTCTAATAAGACGTATTGTGGGTCATTGTCTGCTGTCGGTGCAATACCCATAATCGTATTTAATTTTTCTGATAGTGTTGTTTGAGAAGGATTAGATGCATCAGGTAAATCTACATCTGCATATATTCCAGACTCAATATCTCTTTGCATATCTATTGGACTACGATAAATAACATGCGTATATCTATCTGCTTTTCTTAAATTAGAAGCATAATATGATACATAAAATTGGTCAATAGGTACAAACTCTGAAACAGGTCTTTCTAATCCAGCATCATAATATACTTTCTTAATGGCAGAACCAATGAGAGGTAAATGAAATAACATTCTTTCAAACTCATCAAAGTATTCTGGCATCTGCTCAGTTAATTGATAGTTCATAAAGTTTTGAACTCTATTTGCCTGTTCTTGTTTCTCTACAGTTTGACTACCTAGTATCTGTGCCTTTACAGGACCTCCAGATGGAAATAATTCTTGAGAGGCTTTTGATTGAAACTTTACAGCAGATTCAATTAATAATGGATGTACGGCAGTACAAGCACCTTCAAAAGGTTCTGTTGCATCTTCTAATTTTAATCCTAATAAATCAAATCCTCTTTCGAACATTGAATCCCATTCACCTCTGGATTCTTTATCTGATTGAAAGTTTTCAATAACATCATATGCAATATCTTTTAATAAACCTTCATCCATATCTACAGCAAGATTAGTATAATATTCTTTTGCTGTTACTTCTTCTTCTATATTCTCTTCACCAAAGTTTACTACAACTCCACCATCTGTATCTACCTCAAAAGATACATTCTCATCTGCTGGTGCTGTGGCATCTATGGATACTACATTTGTTGTTTCTTCTTTTTGTTCAAATGGATTTTTTTCTATTGCCATTATTTAGTTCCTCTCTTTTTTAAATCTTTTCTAATTTGATTTACTTCTTTTAAATCTAATACACGATTAACTTTCATCTCTCCACCTATTAACCATGAACCTTCCATATTAGGATTTGTTTTATATCTATAACTTCCACCTTCTGGAACATAATCTAAATCAGCTTCTCCAGCTATTATGCTGCCATCTTTTTTTCGACCAGCTCTAGAGTTTGCAATATCTTGATAATCTTTTTTATCATTACTAAATTCAACTTCTGCCCAAACTCTTTTTGCTCCTTCTCCTGTTTTAGAACCTGGTTGTGCTAAATGAGAGGCATCTGGAACTGTATCTCCATGCCAACCTGGTCTGTACTTTACAGAAGGAACTGCTCCAAAACCTATAGATTTTTTTGATGTATCAGAAACTTTAAATCCTGCCTCTATTAATTTTTTTCTTTCTTCAGCATTTTTAATTGGTTTATAATCCATACTTCCACTTGTAGTTGGTTGTTGTTTTCTTCCTTTATTATCTAAAAAATAAAAACCTTTATCAGCTTTCATCCATTGATTAATAGGAACAGGTGTCTTAGAATCAACATATAAAGGATAGATATTACCATCATCTTTTTTTTGAAATACTTTATAACCTTTAATTACATCTTTAGGTTCTTGTCCTTTAGGTACAAAGTTTGGATTAAGATATTCTTTTGATTCTCCAATTTCATCTGCTATTTTATTCATATTCATTTCAGTAGCAGGTTTATTATTTTGTTTTAAAATCTTTTTAATATTTTCTATTGATGTTAGTTCTGGTAATCTTTTAGCTGCAGCTTTAGCAACTTGTATTCCTTTACCAGCTACAGGTATTGTTCCTAATCCTGCAAGAATAGTTAGTCCACCTTTTAGTGCTGCCTCACCAAACTTACCTTCTTTAACTGCATCTTTAGTTTCTTCAAACATCTTCTTAGCTTCTACTGCTGATATAGCTTCACCAGTTCCAGGTGCAACTTCAGCAACAAACTTTTGTGCTGGTGGTAATTCTTCATACATGCTATATGCTTTATTAATATAATCACCTAGTTCTTTTTGTTGTACTTCATCTAATTCATCTAATTCAAAATTATCTTCAACAGGTCTATCAGATACAGCAGGCATCTGTGTAGCTAATTGTGCATATAATTCGTTAATTTTATTCATATATATATTATACCACTAAACTCGCCAATATGCAACCCTTTTTTTATTTTTTATTTCTTCTTCCATATAAGGGTCATCAGGATGTGTTAATCTCCAGGATTCTTTCATGTAATGAATTGCCATTGTCATAGCATCTACTTGGTCATCGTGAGCAGCATTTGGGAATTGTAAAATCTCTGTGTACAAATCATCAGACCATTTTTTATTTTTAGGTAACCAAACTCTACCGGCTTCAATCATTGGCGATGCTGCGTATACTCTGGATACTTTATCTTTATCTGGAATGTAATCTTGTACTGGTAGTCCAGCTCTACGCATATCTTGTAGTAATGATTGCCCTGATGCTTTCTTTTCTATGATACATACATCAGGATTAAATTCATCGTATAAGACTTGGGCAATACGTCTTAGTTCTGGATATTCAAATCTGCCTCGCATATTACCTAGTAGAATTAAATGAGGTTGAAACTCTTCATATCCTTGTTCATTTGCTGAGAACCTGTGAAAGATACCCCAGGTTTGTATTACGCTGTAGTCTGCTGTTGTTTTTGTTGAGAAGGCAGTATCATATGTTTGTATAATAAAATCACAAGCAGGTGGTTCATCATATTCCCACCACTGTAGCCATTTCTTTTTTATTAGGCCACCTTCATCAGGGGTAGGGTCCTGCATGTATAAGGCATTCCAATATCTAGCACCATTTGATGCTCTTATTTCTTGTTCATCAATCTTTAATGACTCATCTGTCTTCCATTCTGGAAAGTATGAAGAGCCTACAGGTAATTTTAATAACTCGGCACTAGCTTCATCTAGCCATGCTGGTATTCTTATTACCTCCCAAGGTAGAATAGATGCAAATTGTGATTCTTGTTTTAGTAACCATCCACATAAATCATCATAATGGTACCTAGTATTAATTATGAGAATACTTCCGTTAGGCATAATACGAGTTCTAAGACCTGCAGGGTACCATTCTTTTACATATCTTCTTCCTGCCTCTGAGTATGAGTCTTCTTCAGACATCACATCATCAAGAATTGCTATATGTGCTCCTCTTCCTGCGATTTGGCTTTTGACTCCTGCTGCATAGTAGCTGCCTCCTTTGTTTGTTTTCCATTTTCCGGCTGCTCTAACGTCTGTCCTAAGAGAAACACCTTTAAATACGTTTTGAAATTGCTTAGTTGATACGATATCTCTAACAGACCTACCGAAATCGCTAGAGAGCTGGTCGCTATGAGAGACTGTAAGTATTTCATGTTCAGGATTCCTTCCAATATACCAAGCTGGGAATAATTTAGAGCATATTACGGACTTAGAACTTCTAGGAGGCAAGAAAACCATCAGCCTTTTTATAGTTCCTTCTTCTAATAGCTTTAATTTTTCTGATATTACTTCTATGTGTTTACCCATTTGCCAGTCAGAGACTAATGTAGGGGCAAATAAACGTACAAATGTAAGAAAATCTTGCTTGGAATGGTATTTTATATTGTTATACCATTTGTTTTTATAATTAATTACCTCTTCCATAAGTTTATTATACCACATTTTTACAGAAAAGGCAACTAAAAATATGCCTATATAGAATATTATATGTTTTATATAATATATATAATATATATAATATATATACTTTATAATTTCAAGTAGTAATATAAAAAAAATATAATAATAATAATTAATATATTAATATTTATAATATTATATATACTATATAGACTCGGCCTCGTCTATAAAGCCGAGTATTTTTGTAAATATGTCTCAGGGTCATATATATATATATAATTACCTGCAATTTTTTGGTGGTGGCCTAGTAAAAATCTTTGCAGCTTTTCAGTTCCAGAAAAAACTATAGTTATGCTGCATCAATTGAGAATAGTTCTCATTCCTATTGCAATTATCTAGCATTGAGAATGCTTCTCATTAGCATTAATACTCTCTAGCATTGAGAATAGTTCTCATTATCATTGATAATCGTTCTCGTCTAGGTAGTTTATACAGATTGTCTTGCACGTGTATAAAAAATAGGCAAATGCCTAAAAACTAAGCATTATTATAAAAACAATATAGACACGCTAAACTATAGAAAGTCAAATAAATGACGGCCTAAATTGTTATATGTCAATAAAATGACTATGCTTTAAATGGCCTATTTTAATTTATAAGGTATAAAGATACCTTAAATTATAAAGTTAATAGACGGCTATTATATGGCCGTTATGAAGGTTTTATCTTTGCCAATAAAGGCAATATTTAGTATAGATTTTTATTAATTATTTACTTGCATTTTTTAAAAAGCTATGAGACAATTTATTATTATTAACAAAATAAAATGAAAGGTTTTAATTATGAAAGAATCCATTTACGGCTTAAGAGCCTTTAAACAAGTAAGAGAAATAAGTAAGCATTGTAAATATCAGTTAAGCCCTCAGGGGTTGCATAGTGATATGACAGACTTTGCCTATAAACTTCAAGAATTTATTACAAGCGAAGTTATGACCGAAGAAGAACAAATAAAAAACTTTGGTTTTTCTTTAAATGATATATGGGTTACTATTGTTAAACAACAAAAAGAAAGGGTATAAAATGGATAAAGCTAAATTAGAATTACTAAAAAAATTAAAGCAAAGGCAAGAGGATATCTGGTCTGGATTTTCTCAAGTAATAGAAGAGGCCGAAGAGTTTATCGAAGATGTAAAAGAGGCCGAAGACAAAGAAATAATAGAGTATAAAGACGTAGAAGACTTAGAGGTCTTTTATGATGACTTTATCGACAATCTAAAATATCAAGCCGAAATATTGCAAGACGAGGCACAAAATGCCATTGACAGATTTGAAGGCATTTATAATCTATCTTATAAAGATGTTAAGTAATATAAATTTTATTGTAGGGCTATTAATTTTAATAGCCTTATGATAAGATTTATTAACATAACCAAAGAGGCAAAAATGAAAAAAGAAATAGACACAGAATTAATAAAAGAAGAAGTCTTTATAAGTATGAAAGACGAAATACAAAGACTAAATAAAAAAATAGATTATCTAGAAGAGCTAGACCGTAAAAACTTTTTACAAGTTATTAAATTGCAAAGAGTAATTGAGAAATATGAAAATAGCTACATTGAATTATCAAAATATGATGAGCTACACAACAATTATATAAATGCATTACAAGTTATTAACAATAAAAATAAAGAGGTGATAAAATGAAGGTACGATTTACAAGGTTATCTAAAAATAATAAAATCGGTTATATGCCGGTAACTACTAGCGAACCCAGTTCGTGCCCTAGTTCGTGCCCTTTAAAACATAAAAATATTTGCTATGCTAAAAAGGGTAAAATGCGAATGATTTGGAATGAAGTAGAGAACGGCATAAGTAAAAGGCATAATACAAAATTTAATAATGATTATGACAGTTTCATAAAAGAGATTCACAGATTGCCAAAGGGTACTATTTGGCGACACAATCAAGCTGGCGACCTTGCCCATAGTGGCAATAATGAAACTATTGATTTTGATTTATTGAAAAGATTAGTAAAAGCTAACAAGGGAAAAAATGGTTTTACTTATACTCATAAAACAAATGATGCTAATAATTTTGATAAAATAAAATATGCTAATAATAACGGATTTACTGTTAATTTATCGGCCAATGATTTAGAACACGCCGACCAATTAAAAAAGCATAATCTACCTATTGCCACCATTGTAGGGACTGAACCGGTTACGAAAACACCGGCCGGCCATAAGGTGAAAATGTGCCCTAATCAAAAAAATAAAAGTATTAAATGCGAATTGTGCCAATGGTGTAGTCGTAAGGATAGAAAGTTTATTGTTGGATTTTTAAAAGATTAATCAGAGGTAACTATGAAAAAAATACGTAGTAATAAATATGATTTATTAAATTATTTTTTATATGATAAAAAGTATCTAAGTAAGGCCTATATTAATCACGTAGAAAAGTTCTTTAATAATATAGGAAAAACAAATAACAGATATAGATATAATAATTATAAAAATAATATATTATAATAATATAAATAATAATTTTAAAACACTTTTAAAGATATTTAAAATTTAAATCACTTCTAAAGATATTTAAAATTATTATTTATAAAAATAAAATTAACAATAACAAAGGAGTTATATAAAATGAATAAAAATATATGTTTAGAAGGACTTACTGCCTTTGCTTGGATATTAGATAGAAATAAATGTAATAATCTTAAAAACGGATTAGAAACATTTATGAAAATACCTAATGGAGTAAAGCAAGAATGTAAAAATCAAGTAAAGAATACACAACATAAAAACATAAAGAATTTTATAAAATTTTGTATTGCAAATAAAGGAGAGTAAAAATGATGAATTATCTTAACAAAAGAATAAAAGTAATAGACCAAGAAATATATGGAAAGTGTATTGTTGAACACGATACGGAAGTTGTCATAGAAGATGAAGATGCAGAAACATTAGATAACCAATTATGTTTTAAGAAATCAGAAGTAGAAATAGTAATGGAGAGTAAAAATGAATAAAGAAAAATACCAAAAAAAGTATAATTATTATTTCATTCAAAATAATTATTATACACCATTATTTAAAAAAGAAATTAAATTATTGGAGATAGAGTATAAAAAAAAGTTTAATGAAGATATTTATTATAGAAGGATATTTTAAAAAAATAAAAATAGGAGAGATAAAAATGAATAACAAATATGAAAATACATTTATACAATTTAGAACTTTTATATATCAAGCTAAAAGAGTATATGGATATTTAAGAGTAACTAAAGAAGGATTAGAAGGAGAGTATATAAGACTAAATAAAAAAGATTTAATAAATAGATTAGACTCTTTATATTTAAAAGATAAAGATAATTGGTTAGAGGAAATAGATGTAGATGCTTTTCATTTTCATACTAAAGAAGGTAAGGTCTGGTACTTTGGCCAGAAGTGGTTAGGTAGACCATTAGAAGTTTACATAGATTAGGAGATAAAAAATGAAGGATAAAAGATTGGAATTAACTGAATGTCAAATAAAACTTCTTAATGTTATAGAAGAAACCGGTATACAATTAGTTGACATATTATCATTACTAGTTAAAGATTGTGGCCAAAGTAATAAATATCTTGATGAAGGTTTTCAAGATTTTAAAGACAAAATAAGAAAACAATTACGAGATGATATAAAATTTTTAGAGTGGAGATATGGTAATGGAAGTTTATAATATATGGAGATAAAAAAATGAATGAATACAAGTACATAAGAGAACAAGTTGAGATAAGAGATAGCTACAGAAATAATATGATAAGTTTAGAAGAAGGTATTGACAAGCTAATAGCGATTGGATATTCTTGGGAAGAGGCAAAGAAATTTTTAACTAAAACAATAGAGGAGATGTTAGTATGAGTAGAAATAATTTAGACATAGCTATGTTAATAACTGATGCTATCTTAAATGAGTTTGAAAAGAATGGTAAAGTAAATATACCACTAGACGAACATAAGTATTCATTTGATTTGCAAGATGTAATTCAATTAGAATTAGAAAAGATAACTAATGAGGAATCTGTAAGATTAATAAAAGAACGTAATAAATATGGAGGCAATTGATGAGTCAAACTAAAAAAAATATTATGGAGCAAGATGATAAGACTTGGAATATCATAGAGGATACTATGAAGGAAAGTGAATCATTAAGCGAGGCTATAAAAAAAGTTGATAGGCTTATGATACAAGGAGTAATAACATTACCTTTGGATTGTGCTAACTGGTACGAACTAATAGACCAGATGCGTGAACACTGGCAAGATTTATGGATAGGTTGCACGTCTTGGTCAGCAGATACTACAGGAGAATAGAATGCAGATAGAAAAATTAACTAAAAGAGAACAATTAATACTTGACTTTTTAAAAGATAATAATGTAGATATGGCAGAGATTATAGATGTTATTATTAAAGTAAATGGATTTGTAGGTGTAGGATTAGTAACTCTAGAAGAGTACATAGCAAAGGCTATTAAGAAACATCACAAATATGAATCACTAGATAAAATAATGAATGGATAATAAATATGATACAGAATAATATAAAAAGAAAAGAGCAGTTACAAAATTTAACAAGCAGTATTGTTAGAATGGAGAGAGAGTTAGAGATAGTTAAGAACTCTATCAAACAATTAATAGATAAAGAGATAGAGGAGCTAGAAGAATTAGATAGGTATGCCAACCAACAAGCAGACTTAGAAAGGGAGAGTGCGTAGTGAAGTTAAGACCAGAACAAACTGTTAAGAATAAATTAATATCTATACTAGATGATATAGAGGAGAAGTTAGAGGAGATGCAGACAGAGGAGTATCAGCTAAACACTGAAGACTATGATTTAAATAAAGATTTATTTAAGTTGTTGCGACTAATTGATATGGCAAGGAAGGAGTTAAAGAAGTGAAGTTAACAAAAGAACAAATAGATAAAGTAAAACAAACTATAGCAGACCTTGAAAGAAAGATAGAAGAAATGGAACAACAAGACTATATTACATTTGATTTAGGTAAAGACCTACAGAATATATCTTATATGGTTGATGTATTAAAAGAGGAGTTAAAGAAATGAATTATGGATTTTATTATTTATCTGGATTTTTATTTGTATCCGGTGTATTATTAATAGCTAACACTGAAGATAATAATAGCTTGGTAGGTGGAGCAGTATTAATTATGTTCGGTTTCGGATTTATATTTATGGGAAGGAATGTAGATGATTAACAAAAGAGTTAAAGTAATAGAAGAAAATATATATGGAAAAGTTATTGGAGAAACATCTAGTCAGTGGATTATAAAACCGGAAGTTGAAACAATGGCATCTGTATTTATGGATAATAAATTATATTTTAATAAAACAAAAGTAGAGGTAGTAAATGAATAAAAACTTAACACCAAAAGAACATTGGGAATTACATCAAGGCCTATGGACAATGCTAGGTTGTGATATGGAATTAAAAAAGAAACATAGAAATACTATTGTGTATGTTGATAGAAAGACTGATAGGTATTATTCCTACTCATCAACATCAGGAAGTATTTATTTAGGGGACTCATTAGGATATTTAAAGGAGAAAAGAGATGCCAACTAAAGCTAAAAAGAAAATAAAAAAGAAACCTAAAATTACTTGGGGTTGGATATATGGAGATGAATGTCCGGAACTGTTTGAACATTTTGGATTTCCATTTCCGAATGCAGATGATAGAATAAAAGTAAAGTTTGTTAAACACGAATCGAGAGAGGATTATGATAAATAATAACAAATATTTAAGTGCAGATGAATATATAGAATATACTTGTGAGCAAGCAGATAAGATTATGCAGATGAAATTAGATAAAGACTATGATAATTATATTACTTATGATGAGGCCGGCAAAGAAATAAGTTATACAGAAGAAGGTCAAGATATATTTATAGAGATATTAAATGCAGTAGAACAATGTTTATCTGATGTAGGTATATATAATGAAGAGGATAGAGATGATACATAAATCCATAACAGATAAAGGGAAAGACTATTACCTATCAGCAGATAATGTTCTGCATTGGATATCTGTTAATGAACGTGAGTTACCTTTTTTAAAGAAAGCTATTAATAATAATATAAAAGGTGCAATATCAGATTACTATTACCGGCAGGCATACATAAGAGAGATGCGACATTACTTAAGAACCGGCACCTGGATTTCAGACTTTTATGGAGAGAACCAAGAATTTAAAACATTTTGGAGAGTTACATATGGATAAGAACTTAATAGATATTCAAGAAGAGCTGAAGAAGACCATAAGAAAGTTATCTGATGCTGAATGGGAAGGAAGAGAAGGCGAAATAAAAACCTTGACGACATTAGAAAAACATTATAGATTATTAATAAAACAAGGAGAGTTATATGAACCAAGGTTCTAAAAATAAAACAAAATTAAAAGTAGTAAAGCTAGATGATAAAAGACCACTAGGAGATGAAGAACAGATTAATTTAGTAACAGAAAAAATGTATGATTTATTTGATGATATACAAGATAAGGTAACTATACCTAATACTATTATTGCTGTTCAGTTATTAGTTACAGACCTAGCGTTTGATACTGCACCAAATAATACAGTAGCATCAAGTATGTTATTAGATATTATTAACCACAGATTAAGAATTGAAGTAGAGAAGGAGTACAAAGATGAGTAAATATACATACGTTGTAGAGGAATGGTCTACTGATTCTAGAAGATATACAGTAAAGTCAGATAGGAAACTTACTGAATCAGAATTACAAGACTGCTACATAGAGGCCGGCATACCAGATGAAGGAACGACTACTAAAGTTGATGAGATACCTAATGGTAAAGTAAATGTTACAGTTTACTATGATGGCACAGACTATGGAGATGATGGACAAATGGAAATAGTACAAGGAGAGGAGAATTTAAAAGATGAGTAAATATATTATATATACACAAGATAACTGCATATATTGCACAGAGGCAAAGTCTTTACTAGAAGATATGAATGTACCTTATGAAGAGAGAAAACTAGATACGGCAGAGAAGGTTAGGAGATTTAAAAAGGCCGGCCATAAAACTGTGCCACAAATCTATGAACACATAGGAGGATTTCACGAGCTAGAAGATTATTTTTTTGGCGAAGAAGTATCGTTTAATCCAGATATAAAGCTCGTGGAGAACACTAAACCAAAAGGTAAGGTGATTCCCTTCAAAGGAAAAATAGGAGCTATATCAGGAGATAAAGATGAGTAAAAAAATTAAATGTCAAAAAGAAGGTTGCTCTAATAAAGCATACCCAGAAGATATGGAGAATAGAGCATCTAATCTTTTATTATGTGATGATTGCTATACAGAAATAAGGTATTTACTTGCAGATTATTTAGATATACACATACAAGATATTAAGATATGAAGTGTTGCACAAAATGAATATCTGTGGTATAATATACATAGGAGTCTGATGAAAATACAAAAGATATCCAGTATACCAAATCTTGTTATAAAAAAAATACTTGACACAAGATATAGATTTACACAGAAAAAAAGAAAGAGAGAGAAAGATGTATGTGATAACACATTACCGACTTCTGGCAATACAAAAAATAAAAAAATGTAAGTGGACAGAAACATTTCCCATTGACCAGTTAGTAGATGATGATAATAATCTATTAACATTTAATACTAAAGAGGAGGCACTAGATACTTTAGAAGATTGGGGAGTTAATATGAACATTGCTCACGAAGAAGGTGTAAGGATAGAAAGAATTCATTGATGTTAGAAATATTTATGCTATATTATTTCTTAGGAGGCGTGGTAGTAGGAATATTTATTGTACTACTTGCGTATTTATTAACAAGAAAATAGGAGTAAACTATGTATGACCCTGTTGTAATTAACATACTAGAAAAAAACGTAAAGGATTTACAATCACAATTAACCAATGCAATGAAAAGAATAAAGGCATTGACTGATGAGAATTATAAATTGCGTAGACAAATCGGTATAGAAAAAGATAATGGAAAAGACATTGTCAATAACTCTAGTGGAGTATGGTTAGGAGATGCAGAGATGCCTGATGCCGGCCATTTAAAAGATGAGTAACGAAAGACAAAGAAGATTTAAAGTCACCGGAAGGTGGTTCAACAAACCAATAAAAGTAAAATACTTATGGGTAAATAATATTTTTCCAATATTATTACTTGTAAGTTTATTTTTTTTATTATATAATAATTAGGAGAATAATTATGACTAATCTCTGGGATAAAGACGAAAAAAGAATGTACAGAAAGTTATTTAAGGAGTACAAAAGAGAAGGTTGCTCTAATGAAGAAGCTCGAATGTATGCAAAATTGGATTGTAAAAATAGCATAGGTTTAGATATTGATTCAGCAGAACAGCTTTATAAAGATACTCTGGAAGATTTCTCTTGACATTATGAAAAAGTTTATTATAATATATAAATATATATATAATATTATTAATAATTATATTATTAAATATACTATGATTTTATTTATGTTATTATTATTATTATGGATATTATATATATTTATTATTATGTTTTATTATACATTTAAATAAAGGAATATAAATATGTGGTTAGAAGTATTATTAATATATACAGTTATATATACATTCATAGGATTAAGTAATTCTGCGAGTATGTTATAATGCAAAGTAAATGGATAAGTAGAGGTAGATGCCCTTCCTGTAATTCCAGTAATGGATATAACATTCATGCAGATGGACACGCCTTCTGCTTTTCCTGTAACAAAAGATTTAACAATGTAGGAGAGGCAAAGATGGAAACAAAAGTTGTAGAGATGCAAAGTAAAGTTCCTAATAATGGTGAGTATGGGAGTATCAATGATAGAAGAATATCAGAGGATACTGCCAGAAAATACAGAACAAAGATAAGAACAAATGGTTCAGTAATATCTCATCATTACTACGAATATTACAATGCAGAGAGTAGCCATATAGCTACAAAGATTCGCCAAGTAGAAGGTAAAAAAATATGGTCACAAGGAGATATGGGAGATGCCTTACTGTTTGGACAGAATTTATTTAAGTCTGGTGGTAAGTATATAACTATCACTGAAGGTGAGATAGATGCTATGTCTGTGTATGAAATGTTAGGAAGTAAATGGGCAGTAGTATCAATTAAGAATGGAGTTCAAAGTGCTGTACAGAATTGTAAACAACACCTAGAATATCTAAATAGTTTTGAAAATGTTGTTGTATGTTTTGATAACGACAAGCCTGGAGTTGAGGCCTCACAAAAGGTTGCCCAATTGTTTGAGCCTAACAAATGTAAGATAGTTAGACTTGACCATAAAGACCCTAACGAATATCAAAAGATGGGTAAGGCCAAAGACTTTGTGAGAGATTGGTGGAGTGCAGAATCCTATACACCGGCAGGCATTTTAAACTTAGCCAAGCTAGGAGATTCATTATACGATGAGGAGTATTGTGAAACTATTCCTTATCCTTGGAGTGCAATGAATGAGAAAACTTATGGTATGCGAACAGGGGAGTTAGTTACATTTACTTCCGGTGCCGGTATGGGTAAGTCTTCTATTATGCGTGAGCTTATGCATCACATTCTAAGAAACTCTAATGACAACATAGGAATACTAGCACTAGAGGAAAGCACAAAGAATACTGCATTTAATATTATGTCAGTGGAGGCTAATGAAAGATTATATATCAAGGAGATACGTAATCAATTCTCTAGAGAGCAATTAAACAAATGGCAGAAAGATACCATAGGTTCTGGTAGGTTCTTTGCCTTTGACCACTTCGGTTCTATCAGTAATGATGAGATACTTTCCAGGGTTAGATATATGGCAAAGTCTTTGGATTGTAAATGGATATTCTTAGACCATCTATCTATCTTGGTTAGTGGTCAAGACGAAGGAGACGAAAGAAAATCTATTGATGTGTTGATGACTAAGCTACGTTCTTTGGTAGAAGAAACAGGAGTAGGTTTATTATTAGTATCACATCTGAGAAGACCAACCGGAGACTTAGGCCATGAAAATGGTAAGGAGGTTACCTTGTCGCATCTTAGAGGTAGTGCAAGTATTGCTCATCTATCTGATAGTGTAATAGCATTAGAAAGAAATCAGCAAGCAGATGATGAGGTCATTGCATGCACAACAACAATTCGTATTCTCAAGAATAGATACACAGGAGAAACAGGAGTAAGTTGTTACTTGCATTATGATAAAAAATCTGGTAGGATGTCTCAGATAGATAATCCTTTTGAGGATGAGTTTAATAATCAAGCACAAGGAGTAATATAAATGTTATTTAAATTAATATACAAAGACAAAAGTCCTGAAGTAAAACGAACAGTAGAATTAGAAGGCACATATACACTAGAAGAGGCACGAGAGAAACGTGCTTGGTTGAAAGAAACTTACAACTGGTATAGTCCAAATGTAAGAGTTCTTATAGAGAGAGTAGAATAAAATGAAATGCTATAACTGTAAAACAGAATTAATATGGGGTGGTGACCACGACTGTGGAGATGATGAGAACCACGCTATAGTTACAAACTTATA